ACCCATTGCCACAAATGTAGTCTACCTTACCCGTTATGATAGCGTTATTCTTTGCACTATTGTTATAGATCCGAAGTAGGTAGTTCGGGTAGTCATTCTTCTCCCCATAGTAGATGTAGTCCTTCCCTTTTACTTCTTTGTAAACGGGCAGAGGCACTTGATCAAACTTGAATAATTTTATCATGCTGTTGTGTAGGTCTTATAGTTACCATTGTAACCGTTGTATCTCACCACTCCTGTAGTAGATAGATCAGGTGCAGTCAATTCCATTTTTCCTGTAGCAATAATCTCAGCACCGCTACCCGTTTGGGTTACATAGTACCGCCAAAATCCCACAGTTCCATTAGTGAAAGATGCTGCCAAGATATTGAACTCTGAAGATCTCTGCTTGAAATCACTCACATCTGTAAGGGTTAAGGTCACTTCTTCCTTTGTCACTTCATTCTGAAATAGAAAGGTGTAGGAATTGCTGCTAGTTTCTCTTTTGTCAAATAGGGTTATGTAGATCGTACTATTCACCCCCTTCTGAATTATCACCATACCTTTAAATACAAAAACCCTTCAGAATGTACACAAAAAAAACACCCCCAAAATTGAGGGTGCTTTCACATCTAAACAACAAACCAAATATTTTAGGTAATTGGAATGACTGCTGTCACTTTTGGACAGAGTTCTTTCTCATTACCTGTAAAGGTCAAAGTGTATCCTGATCTATCACCGAAGGCAGTACCTGAAGCACTTCCTCCACCTGTCAAATCCAAACCATTACCTATACCCAAAAACCAATTTTCCCCGTTATTATCTGTTGCAATCACAGCAAGTCTGTTTTTTCCCAAAAGAACAATTTCATTTCGAGTATTTACTTGCAATTTGTTAAGGATAATTTCAAGAGTTTGAGCATAGAAAATAGTACCATTCTGCACATTAGTATTCACAGCCTCAGCGAAGTTGGAAGATTCTTTTACAAGGTCATACTTGTAAAATTTCTTTCCTGCATCCATAGTCAAAGTAGTCACTACTCCTGCTGCTATGGTCACAACATTCAAATCTTCATAAGGTGCAAAATATACTGCTACTAAACCACCTACACTGTCCTTGCAGTCTAGTGTGTAACTTTGAGTTAAGGCACAAGGCATATTTTTATAATTTTATAAAGTGAAGGGGAAGACGCCACCATCTTCCCCAAATTTAATTTAGGAAGCCTTCTTCCAAAATACTACTTGATCAGGGAATGCTACCTGAACACCTAGTTTGAATTCTACTACGAATCTCATTTCATCTGCTTCCTTAGCATAGAACAATTCGAAACGATCCTGCTCATTCAAAAGGTCAGTACCTAGGTACATATTTGACATTGAAAGTCCGAAAAGGTAATCAGTTCCATTCAAACCATTTACACCAATCAACTTCACATTAGTACCTGGGATCACCAATTCCATGTTCGCTGCATCTACAGGATAGTGGAATAGGTTAGCATTTCTCAAAGCAAGTACATACTCTCTAAAAGTATCATTACCGCAGAAGATAACTACATCATCCTTATCCAATAGTTCAGCAGGAAGTGCAGCGAATACCGCATCAACAGCAGCGATCACAGTAGAAGTAGTCAAAGTAGTAACATTGGCAGAGTTTCCATTGATAGGATCACCTGCACCACCAAAACCTAGCGCATTGATGATAGTACCAAAGCCCATGAACTTGTTAAGTTGAGCGTTTCCACTTGCAGTATCTCCCTGCCAAATAGCAGTTTCAAGGGCTGCACCAATTCTAGCTACTTTCTGAGCAGAGTACTCAGCAGCGTATGCCATGTAGTCATAGGTAGATCCTTCTCTCAAAGCCTTCTGAGTATACTTTGCTTCGAAAGCCTTTGGACAGATTGATTCCTGAATCTTAATTTTACCTACTGTGATGGTTCTCTGAGTGATAGTAGTAGTTCCGCTTGAGTTGAAACCACAAGTACCACCTGCTTGGAATACTGCATCAGTAGTCATGATGTTAATTGTCTCAGCGGATTTCACACCCACCTGAACATTACCTAGTGCTTCGATAAGGGAAGCAGTTTTTGCTGAGAAGATAGCAGCAGATGTCAACTGCAATTCGTTCTCTTTTACATAGTTAGTTAAACCTGATAGATCTAGTGCCATTTTTTTATTTGTTTTTTAATTTTTGAAATGCGCTTTGTAGGCTGTTATACCTTTCGTTTTTTTCTACTTTCAATTGCTTTGCGAATTGGTTCGGGGATGTGATTGCTTTATCACTTGGTTCTTTTGCAAGAGACTCAAGAACTACGGCAGACATTTTCACCGCTTCCTTAACTTCTTCCGCTTTTTCTTCCATTGCCTTCACTTTCGCAGTCAATTCTTCTACCTTTTTTTCAAGGTCTCCCATGGCTTGTTCTACCTTTGCCATTGCTTCATCCTTCTTAGGTTCTTCAGCAGGTACTTCAGCAGCAGCCTCAATCTCAACTTCGATCTTAGCCTCTTCTTCTGCCTTCTTTACTTCTGCAATTTTACCTTCTTCAAGGACTACTACTACTTCACCTGATTCTAGTTGATGCTCTCCAACAGGTGCAGGGATCTGTGCCCCATCTTCACCAATCACAAAGATCGAACCTGCCTCAAGGTCATAGGCAACCATAGTGCCATCTACTAGCTTACCTTCAACCAATGCGAAGGCTGCCTTCTTTTCTGCTTCTGTGAAAAGCAAGTTTTTGATTTGCACAAGTGCTTCTTTTGCGTTCATAATAAGAAATATTTAGTTAGTAATTATTGTTCAATTTGGCTAAGAATTTTGAAGATCTGCTGCATGATCTGTTCCTCCTGGGTGATCACCTTATTTGTCTTCTCATATCTAAATAAACCCTCCACAGAGAACCCTTTGAAAGTCCCTGCCTTCACTTCATTCCATATCTTCTCGTTATCTACTTTGAAACTACCGAACCATGAGCCATTTGAGATGTCTTCAAATCCCTTGGGAGGCATGATACCCTTCTCCCGATCAATGATAAAAGATTCAAACATATAGACTCCATCTACAGGGGTAGAGTGTTCTACATTTACCTTACTTTGGTAGCCCTTCTTGAAGAATCTCTGTACTATCTTCTTGATCTCAGCAGCGGAAAAGGATACATAGTATTCCTCATCTTCATCCCTTCTGTAGATCGGTAGATCCGCAATCATCAAAGCCCCTGTCACGATTCTCTGATCTGTGCTTTGAATAGAAAATTTGTTAAATCCTACAGATCTAAAATCTTGATGATTCATCTTAGATTCTGCCCATCTTAGCATAGGTTCACCACCCCAAAGAAGATATGATATAGTACCACAGGCTTCAGTATCATCAGGGTTATAATATTCGGCAGCCCTGCTAAGGTAGGAATAAGTCCTTTTTATGGTCTCTCTAGAAAGGTTCTCACCATTCATGATTTGAGTAGCACGAACTTTGCCTACCTGAGTAGCACATCTATTCCCTATTTCTTCATTCAAACGGATTCCCCTTTCGGCATTATCCTTTGCGCTTTGTGGGTAGTCATTGTAGCTTTCAAATGCTGCTTCTTTTTTGCTGTTATCAGCACCACACATATGACAGGTATACGGATCTTTCCCACCTTCTTGATAGTCCCATGAATGCCCACACTTTTTACATACTATCACCTGTATCTCAGCAAAATTCTGTTCCCATATATTCGAACAAATAGCTACAGCCTGCTCTGATTCCTTACCTTCATTGATCACATATTCAATACATCTAGGAAGAAAGTCTTCTTTGCTTTCACCTTGGCTAGGTTCTACAAATTGCTGAGAAAAGGCTAGGAAGTTTTTCTGAATTGCAGGGTATTCTACTAAGGCTATGAAGTCTACTTCTTCTTCACCTTCAATAGTATCCCCTATCATCATTTCATATAGTGGTAGTTTCTTATCCATAATTGTAAGTATTAGAATCCTGCTCTGCGTTCAATATCGGCTACTCTCTTCTGAGATCCTGTGACTTCGCTTTCCACCACATAAGCCCTGAAAGGTTGGGTAGGTGTCATAGCTGCACCTAGTGCTGTGATCGGGCTTTCTCCAATTGTAGGAACTTGTTGAACACTAGCAGGAGCAGAAGCAGAAATAGAAGGAGCAGATGCACCACCACCTCCTGGAACTTTTACTTTTGAAATCTCCCTAACATTCTTTATACCTGTAGCCAAAGCAATAGCAGCAGCAATAGCAGCACGAATAGGTGAATCGGGAGTCAATTGCATTTGAGATACATAGGCTTTCTGCGCACCGACATAGGTATCAATAGTAGTAGCAGCTATAGCCGTAGCCTTTCCTGCTGCTGTATTTTTACCTGCTAAATTTGAAACAGTATTTAGAAAGCCTGCAATTTGTGAAGCATTTGCTAGTTTAGCTTCCTTCTCTTTTCTATCCAATTCAATACGGGCATTTGTATTTGCTTCTGTTGCTGCATTGTATTTTTCTTGAGCATCTAGATCATCTTGATACTGCGCATCTATTAAAGCCTGTTTTTGCTCTAGCAAAGTTCTCTGCATTTCAAAATCATTTTCAGCCTTTTTCATTTCGGCATCTAGCTTCTCTAATTCCTTTATGGTATTTGCTTCATCTATGGTAAATTGAAGGGCTTCAAGTTGCTGATTTTCCTGCTCCTTCAAAGTCAATATTAAAGCAGTTCTCTGATCTGCCGTCAACTTCTCATTAGCTAGTACCTCCTGCCTCTTGCTCTCAAAGTCAAGTAGGATCTGTGCCTTTGCTTTTTCATTTTCATCCTTAATCCCTGCTAGTCGGATCTCTGTGCGAATATCATTTAGCCTCTTTTGGAATTCCTGCTCTTTGGCATCTTCTTCATCTTGGTACTGCTTCTTGATCTGTGCAAGTCTGTTCTGCCGTGCCATTTCTAGGCTACCATCATCTTCTATACCTGCCTGTTTTAGCTTC